AAATGCGTCTCCTGAAACTATGAATGCCAGCTACCTTTCTATCCCTTAGTTCTCTTACTTTATCTTTAATACCTGTTAAAGATTCTTCTTCAAGACCATTCAGCATTTCTAATAAGTCATCAATATCATCTTCTGGTTTTTCTTTATCTGAAAAATGCAAGGCATTCTCTTCCAGATACTGTTCTTTAGTAATATCATCGTTATCAGAATAGGTGTTCTCTAAAATCCTAGCCCAGATGTCTTGAATCTTGCTTTTGAAATACTCAAGCTCCAGACCAATGGTTGAATCTTCTACTGTGCTGTCTTCTAATATATCCATCAGCCTTTTCCTAATACACTTAATAAAACACCCTAGACGTCTCTAAGGTGTTTCGGTTAAGCCTACTAAGCACTCATTTGAACAATAGATTCTGCTCTTACTGCCAAAGTACCGTAGACCGTATCAGCAGTCAATAAGTCTGCTAGAAAGTCTTGTTGGTACTGGGTTTGAACACGAATGTTTTGTTGTGTTGCCAGAACAAGTGCCTCTTTTTGGAACAAGATTGCTGTTGCTGTTGATTCTGAATCAGTAACAGATACTTGTGTAGATACATAAACATCCACACCGTAGATTTGACCAATCTTGCCAGTCTTCAGAGCACTACCATCACCAATAAAAGCTTGCTCAGTGAAGCGATTAACTGTTAACAGCTCTGTCATACCTGATGGATTAACCACAAGAGATCGGTCATTCATCGGTGCATTGACATTATTTAAGTCCTCAATGCCTTCAAGAATGGCTGCATCCCAATCGGTGATACTTGATATATCTTGTGTGGGGTCTGTATTAGCTGCTTTTAGATCGCTAACAATCTTAGAATCTACCTGTTCTGCCAAGGCATGACCAGCATCATCCGTATAGAAACGTCTCATTGAACCCAGTGCTTGCAGGTCAGTGATATCGTCAATACGAACCGAGTATTGGTAATGTTCACTCAGTGATAGAGTGTTGTTGGTAGAATCACTAATAGCCTGAACAGATACTACTGTGCCATCAGCTTTTGCAGATGCAGAACCTCTTGTTGCACCAGGAATGTTGATGGTGTTTCCTTTCTTACCTTTGTGATTAATATTACGAACTAGGTTTGCTAAAACCAGATTCGCTTTATATGTAGCAATTACTTCATCAGACCATAGCTGAGGAATAAATTTGCCCATAGTTGTGTTGTCTAAACTTGCCATAATGGCCTCCTATAAGAGTGAGTTATTTGACCCTACCTTCTTGATACGCTGAATAGATTTCATCTGACATCGCCTCATAACGGTTAGGGTCTGTTACCTTTAGGTTGATTAAATCAGCCCTACGGTATATTTTTTTGCCACCAACGGAATCGACAGAAGAACGGGTTTCAGTACTGGTTTGTTTTAAAGCTTTCTCTCGCTTGGACGCTTCCTGCTTTTGAACTTCCTTTGTCTTATCAATCATGTTGATTGCGTCATACATCTGGAATAGCTCAATAGCATAGTCGGGTCGATAGTCTGAGTCGGCTGTTTTGAACATCTCGGTTCTGATTTCACTATCATTAACCCATTTTTGAAAGTTTGTGTCTTTGACACGCTCTTCCCATTCTGGGTAAGCTTTTTCAAGAGTGTTCAGACTTATCTGATTCTCTTGTTTAACACGTTCTTCTCTCGCCTTAATCAGTTCTGGATGATTTTCTATCGCTGAATTTACCGCTTTCGCAGGGTCATTGTAGAATTTATCCTCAAAACTTTCTTTAGGTTCGTTGGTTGCTTCTGTAGAAGGCGTTTGCAAGCTGTCGATTAACTTTTGCATGTTATCAATCGTCTTTCGACTTTCACTTACTTCAGCACTGTGCCTGTTGTATACATCTTCAACATTCTGGTGCATCTCGATTACATCTTCAAGGGATTTTCCTTGGTACTTTTCTGGTATCTCAGAATCGCTTGATTCTTCTGGCGCAGCTTCTGCAACAACGTCTGTATTATCTTCTGTTGTTGCTTCTTCCGTTATGCCTTCTGATACTTCTTTAGTAACTTGGGCCACTTCTTCTGTTTCGTTTTCTTCTACTACTATTGTCATTTTCTCGTCTCCGCCCTTATAGGGTTATGAAGTTATTAAGGTAGCGCCTTTTGACTTAGGGTTGTTCTACCGCTAATTGTGTTACATTTTCCAAACTTAGTAAAAAGTTTAGAATATGCAACTGACCCTTGGCTTCCCAAAGGTCTTTTTCATTGTTCATCGCGTTAATATTCTTAGCGCTATCTTCAATGTTTGTTAGTTCTTGGATAAGGTCGAGCCAGCCTTCTGACTCCATCATCGTCAACCTATCGTTATGAAACTGTTCATCTGTTTTCACATCGCCTCGCTGTTAATAGATTGAATAGGGATTTTATTACCCTCTGCTCTGGCTTTTGCTAAGTTGAGGATGGTCTCAGAATTGAGGTGTTCTACCTCTGGAATGTTTCTTGCTGTTTCTGAGTAGGTATTTATAATATCAGCCTTGGTTTTCTCCAGACCAATAGCATCCTTTTGAAGTTTAAGAATCTTCTCTTGAATGTTTATTTCAGTCGGTGCGTCCTTCTGCGCTTCTGCCATCCATTTGATCGCTTTGGCTTTCTCTTCTTCAGCTTCGGCTAGGGTCTTTTGCACATTAGCCACTTTTTGTTGAATTTCAAGTTCTATAACCATCTGCTGCATCTGTTGTTGTTTCTGATCAGGCTCATTACCTTGTATAAGTGCGTTAACAATTTGATCTCTGTTATGGATGGAAGAATTCTGGAACAGCGCCAGTAAGATGACATCAAACGCAGGGGAGTCTTTAGGAATAGCTTGTAGCATTTGCACCATTTGTTGCATCTCCAGCTCTTTTGCCATGATTCCCATCGTTGAGTACGGGATAAACTTGTAATCAGAGACTGGGTATCTCTTGACATCGAACTGAATCTTGCGCCACATGGTCTTGTTAATCATTGGGATTAAAAAGGTATTCTGGAAGTTCATCAGGGTGCGTTTCTGTCTTTTAATAGAGGCAGATTGCATCATAGACATACCAGAAGCAGTGTTATTAAGGACAGAACCTGTATCAGTAGAACCAGTACCCATCTGGATCATGTTTTGAAGTGAGGCGACCTGGTTAAATGTTGAAGGGTCTGTGGTTCCCATATCCAGAGGCATAATTGCATCGCGTGGGTTGCCATTGGTAAGTATAGTTTTACCAGGTCTAACCTCAAATTTAATCCCTCTAGGCAATCTGGTCGCATCGGCAGCCATCATTGGAGTAGTTGTAAGTGCCAGAGAATCAATTCTTGCTCTCATTTCAGCATCTAATGCCTTCTGTGGGTTGTACCCTTTTTCGCAGACCCCTCTTCCCCAGAACTTATTAGGCACTATGTCGTGTTGATAAGAGATAAAAGGTCTATCAACCATCATAAAAGCGTTTTCTTCTACTCTAAGGATGTACTCATCATTGACAATAGTAACAACTACCTCTACAAGCGTATCTTTCTGAGTATATTCAAAGTCATCTTTATCAACAGAGGCTTTTAAGAACCTTTTGGGGACTTTTCCCCAGTATTCGGTAATTTTTACTGAGTCTGATTCATCTGCAAGACGTGTTTCAGGGTCAAATCCCATCCTCACCACATCATAATCACCGTCAAGGGGGACATCACGGTAGACACCTGACTGAATTCCCTCAACAATATGGTATCGAGGCTTGATAACCTCGTGAGCGACACCAAGTGCTTCATTAATAGAATTAGCAGCAGGGTCAATAAGGAATTCTTTTGGTGAGATGGGTTCAACACGAATATCTATAGAAGGATATTCAACGATTTGACGAGTGGAAGTCATTGTTCCCTCTACAGGAACTTCTGTGGGCGCACGAGTTATTGTCTGATCAACAACAATCTTAGCAATACCAGTGCCATAGATAGCGCCATTGAGAAATACCTCACAAATAGCGTCTTTAACGCCTGTGCCTTCTAAATCCTCTTGTAAGAGGTTGCGAATATACTCAGCGTCTGAGTTATCCTGGTCTAAAACATCATCTTTGATGTCAAACCAACGACTTCTTCCAAACGTAGCCTCCTCTAGTTCAGCTACAGAGGACTCAACTGCTTGTTGTAGGGCGGGGGCAATGAGTCTTGACTTCTCTGACTGTCTTGTTCTGTCTTCAATAGCCCAGATACCACGCCATAAGCGATAATACTCGTCCCATTTAGGAGTGTAGTTAATGTCTCGATGAGTACGCCAGCTATCAAGTCGGTGGTTAAGCCAACTTGCTAGGGCTTGGTACTGAGATTCATTGCTATTATTCAAAAAATTCTCTTCCTAGAAATTAATAATACTCATTAATGGTACTAATTAATGCTACTTTAATAGAATTATAAGAAATTATTTTACCATATATTCAAATTTAATAGAATATTTTCTACAAAACACATAGAAAGCAGAATAAGTTTCTAAAAATGATATAATATTTATCATGGAAGAAAAAAATAAAAAAGGTAATCCAGCCCTTTACAAAGGGATGAAGCCACTCAACCCAGCTGGTAGGCCAAAGGGGTCGGTCAACAAGTACGCAGCACTGTCAAGGGAGGTAATGAGTGAGAAAGGCCCAGAGATAGTGGCAAAGGTGTTAGAGCTTGCATTGGCTGATAAGCCCGATGTGCATTGTTTAAAGATGTGTATGGATAGAATCCTCCCCGTCCATAAAGCCATTGACCCAAATAGAGCAAAAATCGATACTCAAGTCATTATCAACGTGTCCTCCATTGAGTCCATCGAACAAAAAATTAAACAAATCAACCTAGCGGAAAGTGAATGAACGTACTTAGTTTATTCGATGGAATGTCCTGTGGACAAATTGCCCTGAGAAAGATGGGCATTAAGGTTGATAACTATTATGCCTCTGAGATTGATAAATACGCTATTACGGTAGCCAAAAATAACTTTCCAGATATGAAGCATATTGGTGATGTTACTGCGCTCAGAGCAGAGGATTTACCCTTGATGGGTGGCTCTCCATGTCAAGGTTTCTCATTTGCTGGCAAACAGCTTAACTTTGATGACCCAAGAAGCGCCTTGTTCTTTCAGTTTGTAAGATTACTAAGAGATTGTAAACCTAAGTATTTTCTACTCGAAAACGTGAGAATGAAAAAAGAATATCAACAAGTTATCAGTGAGCATTTGGGTGTTGAGCCTGTAAAGATTAATTCCGCACTTGTATCTGCCCAGAATCGAGTGAGACTGTATTGGACGAACATACCAGGAGTTTATATAACCCAACC